GCCTTACCTATCTTGACCCACTCAGGCCATGCGGCATTTACAATAGCGTACACATACCCTTCTTTTATTTTAGAGTAGTTTTTTAACGAACCAAAGGCTAGATCACCAAAGGATTTGTACTTCCCCGGTTTATACAATGGATGTTTTCTGGATACATATTTACCATTGACATACATAGACAAAGGATTACTGAAAGAATTATATTTTGCATTATAAACATTTTGAACTTTTTTGTGACAATCAACGCACCTATAGTGTCTTTTTTCCATCATAGTTTTGTGTGTGTTATCTTTTGTAAGTACTACACTACACATTAGGCAGTGTTTTATATCTTCTTGCGTTATCATGTTGTTGCCTCCTCTTCATATTCTAGCTCCATTGATAATTCAATGAAGGCATCAGACAAAGAGTTGTGCTTTGCCATAACCTCAAGCAGTCCCTTCTGGTACACCGCTAGGTTCTTGAGCATCTGTTGTTGCTCCCATATAATGTAGCCAGCTATCACTGCCATTCCCATAAGGATCAAGTCTATCAGAGGTATCATGCTACGTACCTCGCAGTCTTGTACTCAAGGTCTGTATGCACAATGCCGTGCCAGCCAGACAGTTTGTTCTTGACCACGTTGATGTGACGCTGAAGGTCTTCTTCTTCTTGTCCCTCAACGGTAGGGTTCTTAGAGATCATGAACATCAGGTCAGCTTCTGCCGCCTTACCTGTCCGACTACCTTCCATCATGGCTTGGTTGAGTACAACCTTACCCTCTGCCTCTGCCGATAGCTGAGACATATAGAATACGGCACACTCTTGTTGCTTGGCTATCTGCCTAGCTTGTATGGCGTTAGCCTTGAGTGCCTCATCAGGACGGGAGAACCCTGCAGTACGTGCAAACTTGTCACCCATGTCTAGTATAACTATGTCAGGCTTGTATGACTTACATACTGACTCAACCCAATTCATGTCACGGCCTGTGGCATCTTTGAACATAACGTTGTCACGTATCTTATTGAAGATAGCCATTGCCTCAGACTTACGCTTGACGATCTCATGCTTGTCCATGCCAGTTGCCGCTGTGATGTAGCGGTGGGCAACACGGTGATAGCCTTCCTCATTACACAGTACGATTGTCTTAGCACCCTGCCATGCAAAGCCACCCGGTGCCGCCACAAGGGATGCATGAAAGGATGTCTTGCCTGTGTTAGGTCTAGCACCTACCTCAATTAAGTGACCAGCATTAATGCCCTCAACCTTACGTGTCAACGTAGGTATGTTGAATGTCCACTGTGACTCAAGGTCAGTCATGGCAAGGATAGTATCAAGGTCAATGTCTTCCCATTGTATCTTGAGGTTAGGGGTGAAGTCATCACCATACAACTCAAGCATCTGACGTAGTGGATCAAGGCTTGTCTTGCTACCATTAACGTAGTCAAATCCAAGGTTGGCAATGTCCTCGCCTATCACCTGTTGGAATAGCTTAGACAGTACGTCCTGTGCTATGTCACTACCCATCACAGCTTGCTTAGTAACTTGTACAAACAGTACACTGTATGCTTGGCGCTGGGCTGTAGTAAGTGTGGCGTTCTCTGCCATGAATAGTGCTTCTATCTCAGCAGGTGTGACAGTACGCTCATAACGATCCATAGCTGCATCAATAGCTTGCTTGATCTTACGCACATCCTTGCTGAACAAACGGTCAGGACAACGTGCGCCCTTGTGGTCATCGTAAAATTCTTTGTCCATAAGGCTACGGATAAGGGATAGTTCCATTGGTTATTCTCCTAGGGTTAAAAGGTTAGCCATGTCGGTTGGCTCTTGGTACTTGAGGTCATCGGTTAGTCGTAGCACCTTGACGTTATCAACGTAGCTACGTAATTCTTTTGCGAACTGCAGGGTCTTGGGTAGTGCGTCAGGGTCTAGTGCAATTATTGCCGTTGAGAACTGCGATAAGTATTCCTTGTGTCCAGTTGATAGTGATGTACCCAACACTGCGACCCCAACACATCCATCACTATCACCTACAACTGCGGCACTTATGCAGTCCTCAACAACTACAGCAGTTTTACCACGGCCTGATACGTATGGCAAGTAACTTTTTCCATAGCGTTTCCATTTAGGTATTCGTTTACCCAATGATCTACCCGTAGCATCTACTGTAACTCCATCATGCACAACAGGGAACACCACACGATGTTCCTTCACATCATACAATAGCCCTAGGTCTTGTGCATCAAGCTCCCACTCATTACAAAAGGAAGCAATCTTTTTGTAGTCTCTTACAAACCATTCAGGTTTAATAAATGTTGCAACGTGTGTCTCATCTGCAACAACATGAAGAAACTTTCGTATGTCATCCGCTGTCATTGATACGTTAGTACCACCTGACAACGAACAACTAGCCTTGTAACAATTCCATATAACAGAACCCATGTCATTGGTCACAGTAAATGTGTTCTTAGTATTACATAATGGACAAGTCATACGTCTTGTCTCACCACTTACTAGTGATAGATCACTTATAATACTATTTATATTCATATGTTATATCACTTTCTTTGTTACTCGTTAAGTACTCGATTGTACACGAACGTTTCTTTGTGTCAAGGCATTATTTGCAGCATCGTAAGTATGCTTCATGTATGGTTTCACAGAAGACACATTATTGTGGCCTGTCACTGACATTAGTTGCCCAATTGGTACACCTTTGTCAATCATCTGTGTCACCCCTGTCCTACGTAAGTCCATAAGTCGTAGTTCTTCTGGCAACTTAGCCAGCCTCATTACCCTACGTCCTACCTTTGATAGACGTTCCATTGCATACGGTTGGTACTCACCCATCACTGACCTTGGATGTGGTGCTACGTATGGTTGGAACCCAAACTGTACCGACTGTTCAATCAGCATAGCCGTTAGCTCAGGGGAGATAGGAAGCTCTACGTCAGCCCTACGTTTGCTTTGTTCAAGTTTGAGTACCCTACCCTCTAAATCAAGGTTACCCCACTGTAACGTCCTCATATCGCCTAGTCTCTGACACCATTCGTATGCCATCTGTACTATCAAGCCTATACTTCTGTACTCGTAGTCACTGTAGGCTGTGTCAAGAAACTTGATTACATCCCCATGTTGCCACACTACCTTGCGTTGTGGTGTAGTGTATCTCTCAATCTTAGACCACGGGTTCTGATACGTATGCTCCATCTTGATTGCATAGTTGTACACCCTACTGGCACAGGTAGCGGCATGGTTAGCAAAGCTGATGCCACGCTTGACCCATTCCTCATACGTAGCCTTAGCCATCTTCGATGTCACCATCTCATACTTACGTGTACCCAAACTCTGGTGGAGAATTGTAAGGAAGTATCTGTAATCCACTTTAGTATTGTCTCGTAACATATTGAAATCATTAGATTGATAGTACAGATTAATCAAGTCAGTCACTTTGCTCGTAGGTTTAATGCGTAGTATGCTTGACTGTGCCTCACGGTAGGTGTCAATGGTTGCGTTGTGTACCCTGACAATTTGTCGCACTTGCTTGAGGTCACTGCCGTACTCTTCTCGTACAACTACATCCTCATCCACAAGAACTTGCGGTGGGTTGAAGCGATAAGAGATGTCACCCTTTGGAGACACTCGTTCTTGTACATAGCGTGGTAGTATAGGCATAAGTTATTTATCCTTTTCATATAGGTGGTGACTTTCTTTGAATGTTACTTCCGCATGGCAATTTGCACAGAGTACTTCACACTTTCTTATCTCTTCTTTTAGTTTAACCCAGCTCTTTTTAATTAATTTACTTACGTCAGTTGTTTTTTCTGCTGGGTTTATGTGGTGAAAGTGCAGAGCCGCTGGATTTTTCTTGTATCCACAAATGCGACAGCCAAACAACGTCTTTACCCTATCTGTAAAGGCCCTTAGCCTATATCTTTTAAATCTTGCGACCCGTGACTTAGTAATTCTACGAACAGAGTTGTCCTTAGGTAAAAATTCCATACTAATCGTACCTGTTTTCTTACTCATATTATAATTTAAAAACTTTTTATCTCCTACCGTATCTCCGTATCTCAGAGGCAAGCCTAACATACCTGCCTCTGTAGCATTTATATAAACAGATTGTTTTGCCATGTCTACGCTACCTCAAGCAACGCAAACCTGTCATCACTGACCCACTTAGATACCTCTTGCTCACGTGACCACATAGACATTGCCTGTGTGTCGTTGCCTGTCTGCTTGAGGTTGAAACCGTTGCGTTCATCTGCATAGGTAGCGTAGTTAGTCATAGCACTATACAGTGCAAACTTATTGTGACCACGCACACCTGCCTCACTCATGTACAAGCTGTACATACGCTCAGACTTACGCTTAGACCCAAGCATGTCATCAAGCAGTGTGCTTACGTCTACATACTTTAG